TTTACTGCACCTTGGTCGTTTATTAAAACGCCTTCAATTGCTTCTGTTTGATCTTGGCCTATATCGTAGTCTGGTACATCTGTGCTGGCACCAAAAGGTGATGTCACTGCTGAAACCACACTGCTGACAACCTTGCCAACTCCTTTGACCACACTTTTAACTGCGTTTGTGACTGATCTTACTACTCCGCCCATAACCAATGTCCTTTTGTGTGTTGTTTTGTAATTCTTTTTATTTTATATTTGTCAGATCTTGCCCAATATATTGGTCTGTTAGCCCCCATCATTCTTACACTGTGATTTTTCAACCATTTCATAACATAGAACGCATTCCGCGATGCCACGAAATCAATATAGCATAGGTTAAATCCTGTCATCCAGTCTAATGTGTGTATCTTGCCTGTCGTTGTGAACTTGTGAAGCACCTGATTACTCATAAAGGCCCAATTAGCAAACCCCCATATCTCTCCGTTGGTTTGGAAAACTTTGTATTGATCATTCTTGATGGAAGGATGTATATGTTGCCATAGATCCACATAGGTCAAATGATTATAACGATCAAACTTCAAATAAAAGTCAATAACATCATTAGTGATGCTTTTAATGGTGTTTGCTCCAACATAGACGCCTGTATAAGCGTCAGAAATCCTTTTTGGGTATCTTTGCCTATCCATTAATTTTTTTCTCCCAAACAAAGTCAATTTGGTTATAATCTTGACCGTGTAAAATTTTTAATTTGGTATCATTGTCGCACATTAGACTTTGGTCAGTTGTCTGTATCCTTTCACAATGATTTGCCTGTGCCACTGCCTGTGCATCTCTGAATAAAGACGCATATAATTCTTTGGTCCTATGTTCACCTGTAAGATGCATCAGTGCGAACAAACCTTGCGTTCTATGATTCCAAGGTAGGTTGTGTAGTTGTAAAATGTAGAAACCAATCATTTGGTTGTCGTGCCATATACACCTAACCACGTTGCTGTTCAAAGACACCAATCGTTTCATATGTGTGTTCCAATTTTGTTTGTTGAATTCTGTGTCAACAAAACCTCTTTCAAAGACTGCTTTATATGCCAAGTCATTGAATTCGTTAAAATCTTTTATGTGAAAGTCTCTGAACTCCATTATTTTCTACCCCATTTTATATCTTTTACTATTTCAGCACTGAAATTCATTCCTAGATCACCGCTGAATATTCTTTGTTGGCTGGCATTGTTAGTCCTTCTGCCGTTTTTTCTCTCAAAGTCTGCAAACAAACTAGCCACGGTCATTGTGACGGTTGCTGTTGATTCTGTTTCCCTGATATTGTAATTCATTATCCTGCCATCAAAAACTGTGAAGACGTCATCAGATGTAAAACTATAATCATCGTCCAGGATTGCCCTGTAAATCACAACCCTCTTGTTCATATAATTGTTGTTCAATAACAATGCCACTGTGGTTGTGTCTACCGCTGTGAATGTAAGATCAACCTGTCCCACACGTAGGTCTGAACTTTCTGTGATGTTGCCAAAGTATAAAAATTGTCCTTGTGCAAGGTAAGTGTTGGTTCCTGAATCAGGTGCTGTGTTGCTGTCAAAGTCTATGTCTATGTTAGAACTGGTGAAATAAAGGCTTGTTGACAAGTGTAGTTCTATTAGGTCTACACCAAATACAGATCTTGCCCCTAATTTAGTTTCTAAAGAAGATGCTAATTGTCTTGTCATTAGATCTCCTCATTGACTTTGAACTCGTATTGAAACTTGCCATCTGTGGTTGTTGCAATTTTGATGTTGTCACCTGTTAAATGCACCTTGAATGGTACATCATCATAGGTAATGGTTGTTGAATTTGTTAAGCCTGTCACCAAAGGTGGAAAGAAACTGATCGCATCATTGGTGCCTGATATTGTCACATCTGCTGTGACCATATAGACCTTGTCGTGGTTAGAGAATTTTATCAGATCACCTTTTTTAAGTGTGCCTGAACCACCGTCTGTCTGACACGCACTCTGTCCCGCGGCCACTGTGGCATCGTTTGTCAGTGTGCCACTTGCTGTGCCTCTTGCATCTGTGACCACAGGTGGTACGATTGTGAATGTTTCTGCTTGTCCATTTTGTGTGACCAAGAAAGCATAATCAACCATTGCATCTGCCCTGTCCTTTTTTGGTGATCGCAGACTGAAACTCCAATATTGAGACCCAGTCTGTAATCGCTGTGTCTTGCCAGATACGCTCACTGACGTCCTTGTGTTGGTGTTGCTTGTAAAATCTAAAGTTGTGAAACCTGTTGTTAGTGGAAATGTGCCCGCCATTATGCTGTTAAACTCCTTCTGCCTCTTTCAGCAAGACCTCTGTTGATCAAACCTAGTATTAGGTCTTGTCTTGTAGTTAGTAATGTGTCAAAGTCAGTGGCATCAATCGTGCTGATGTTGAAAGTGACATTGGTTGGACCTGTCGCCATCTCGTCCATTGGTGTGACGTTTGCTGGCCCCGTCACAATTTCAGGACCTGCTTCTCCAACCACGCCAAATTGTCCAGATTGTATCCTACCTCCGTCTGCAAAGAAGCCTCCAAAGAAACTTCCAATTGGTCCTAGGAAACTTGTGGCTGTTTTAACCAAAGCCTGTCTTTTCAAAGACGCCGTTAATTTGTCTGCTTCATTTCTTGCATTTCTAATTTTTTCTGCCAACACATCAAAAACAAAAACCTGTAATCCTATCTGTATCAATCCAGATATGAGTTGCCTCAACACGTTCCTTGCAAGATCACCTAATGATTCTTTAAGACTCTTTGCACCTAGTAATGCATCTGCGAAAGCATCACCAATGCCTCTCTTCAATGTGCCAAAGAGATTGGTTGTTAATTTTACAGCCTCACTGATAGCATTGAACTTCTCTTTTGCCTCATCAAACACCTTGCCCAATGCATCTTTATATTTTTGCATCACCGTTGTGGTATCTTCTGCTTCTTCTTTTTGTTTTTTGATTTCTGCCCTTACCTCATCTGCTTTTTTGACTACCGCCGCTTGTTCTAGTTCCATCTCTCTCAAAGACTTGATGTATAACAACATCTTCTTGAGGTTGCCATCATAGGCATCTTCGTTTTCGTCTAGTGTCTTGATCATTAGACCAATTTCGTCAACGGTGTCTTCTGTAGTGTCACCTGTCTGTTTGAATTTTTTTCTTAATTTGTCTGCGGCTGAATTCATTTTGCTTACACTGTTTCGCAATTTAGCCGCTGTTTTTTCCATACCAAGTACCTCCATTACACCTGCTATTTTGCTACCTTGTCTTGCTATGAAATCAATTACACCTGCGAACATATCAACCACTTTGTCAAACACTGCACCAATCACCGCAACGACTAATTTGCCTTTTATACCTAGTGCAAGGAAACCAACCACACCTAATGCTTTGATGTAGCCTGGTAGGCTGTTTGTTGCTGTGACAATGTTGTTGAATGATCTCTGTAAGAAGTCTGTGACTGGTTTAAGTGCATCAAGAGCCACTGCTGTGCCAATCAATAGTTTTTCAAAATTATCTACTATGGCCTGTCCAAATCCTTGTGCGGCCTTTTCTATGTTCTCAAAGTTTTCTGTCAATGCTTTGTCTAAAACACCAACGATTGCTTTTAATCTATCAAATGGTCCTGATTCAGATATGATCTTTCTGATGTTGAAGAACTTATCCTGTACCATTGATTGTAAACCATCAAGGTTTGTTGCTAATGCTGAAGCGGCTCCACCAAACTCACCGTCTGGTCCAAACACCCTGTCAAAGGCTTCTTGTGTTTCTTTCGCTGTGACCTTGACGCCATCTTTGAAACCAAGTAGTGCCTTGATACCTCTTTCTCTTAAAAGATCTGCGGCAGATATACCACCTGACAATGCTCTCTGGATCTGTTCTCCTGCTAGCCTGAAGTCAAGTCCTGATATGGCCGCCACGTTGGCAGTCAATTCTAAATTCTTGCCTAGTTGTTCTGCGTCTTTTGATACAACCGCCAAGTTTCCTGATGCGGCCGCTATCTCTTCTAGTGTGAAAGGAACCGTTCCTGCGAACCTGCTCAATGTGTCAAATGCTTTGGCACCTTCTTCCGCTGATCCAAAAAGGAATTTGAATCTTGTCTGTAGATTCTCAACCTGTCTACCAACGTCAATGACGCTCTTTCCAAACTTGCCTATTCCTATACCAACCAAGGCACCTGCCGCCAATCTTGCCGCTGTACCTAGGCCACCAAGGCTTGACCTCATCCTGTCAAGATTTTTAGTTGCCGCTTGGACCTGCCTA